GCGGGCTTTCTTCGGGGCCATAGTTTTTATATATCTTATTTAGAAAATATTTTTCCTAAAATTACTTAAAGAATTAATATCTTTAGAGAATATATAAAAATGAGCCAAAGTGTGCCAGAGTGTTCCAACGCAGAGAATGGTAATAATGTTTCATTCTCTGCGTCTCCTAACCCCATTTATAAGTATGACTTTGTCTTAAACAACTATACTGAAAGAGAAGTGTGCCAAGTCAAAGAAACTATTACTCGTTTATGCAAAAAAGGCGGTTTCGGTTTCGAAATCGGTGAAGAATGTGGGACACCACATTTACAAGGCTATTTTAGTCTAAAGAGAAAAATGCGCATCACGGGTTTGCTTAAAGAACCTGGCTTTGCCAGGGCGAGTTTTCGCGCTGTGCGAAATGAGCCAGCTCTAATAGATTATATAACTAAAGACGGAAACTTCTGGACACACGGTTTTCCCAAGCCTATAAAAACTATCGATAATTTATATCCCTGGCAAAAAGATGCTGAGGCACTCTTAACAGATACAACTCCTAATGACCGAATTGTCCATTGGTGGTATGACAAGAATGGCAACATAGGCAAATCGGCATTCGCTAAATATATGGTAGTTAAACACAAAGCTTTGTATTGTTGCTCGGGTAAATATGCTGACCTTATAAACTTAGTTTTTAATGTTGATATGGACAAATGTAATTGTGTCATATTTGATATTCCAAGAAACCAAGGCAACAAAGTGTCCTATAGTGCAATTGAAAGCATTAAAAATGGTTTAATTTGCAATACTAAATTCGAAACCGGAACAAAGGTGTTTAATAATCCCCACATTTTAATTTTAAGTAATTCCGCACCAGATATGCAGTCACTTTCAGCCGACCGCTGGTCAATTAAAAATCTGGGTAGCGAAGAAGACATTGAGAGTGTGTATATCGATTATTGTTTCGATGAAGACTTTCATGAATAATCGCATAATATTTTGCTAAATATTATGTGTTGACATTTCCATACCGTAGCCGGCCCTGCCGGCCTTACGGACGGTCGCATCGTCCAACCACGCATATCGCGTGGTCGGAGGCCTAAAGCGAAGGACCGGGAAATAAGGCGCTCCGCGCGGATATACAGTCGTCCTCGGTCTGCACGCCGGGCAAGTGTGCCGGCATTCGACATACCGTCCTTTGTGTCTCCCGCGACTGCGCGGAGGAAATCCGCACCGAGGTATGAGCAAGATTGGTGCGGGCGAAGCCCGCCCTTACTGAAAGGTTTTTTTAAGCATCTTCATAATTGAAGACTGCATCCCATTGAACAGTAATTGCAGTACTTACTGTATCAGGGCCTGAACCGTCGAGATGAGCATATCCAATCAAGAACACGGGAGCGTAATTCATAGGATTGTTTGTGGATATGGAATTCTCATATTTGAGAGTTTTATTTCTGCACTTCAAAGCAATTTTGAACATCTTAGTCGCTCCTAACAATTGAGTCATACCAACTGCGGAGGATTGATAAGTTCCAGTTAGCATAAACACTTTATCATAATATTTGATAAAGGCCTCTGTATTAAGAGGTGCCCACAAATCATTGATTTGGCCAGTAAATGGAGTGGCTACACCACCCTTCTGAAGAAGGGTGGGCATCCATGTAGAAGTGTTTGCCAACACTTCTCCAATTTCGCTGTAATTTCGAGGCTGGACACAAAAAATTCTTACCCCTAATCTTGCATTAGCAAATGAACCAAATGTACCAACGCTTGGAGACCATGATACAGCCCCCTTAATCGTCAGATTACGAGCTTTAAGTTGGTTGCCAATACGATTATTTTCTGCAGTTCCTTGTGATATATTAGGAAGAACTCTAATAGCATCACCTGTGGCATCTATTCCAGAATTAAAATTCGTGGGTGCCAAAATGTGATAAGCTTGTTTTGTTTCCACATCAGCGTGAATGATTTTTTGAACTTTCTTTACAAAAGCTTTTGAAGGTTTGACCTTCCTGGCGGGTCTTCGACGGCGGATGCGGGCTTTCTTCGGGGCCATAGTTTTTATATATCTTATTTAGAAAATATTTTTCCTAAAATTACTTAAAGAATTAATATCTTTAGAGAATATATAAAAATGAGCCAAAGTGTGCCAGAGT